GCCGACGGTGTCCTGGAACCCGGATCTGATTCTGCAGGCTGGCGGATCTCCATATCGCGAAGTCAACGGTCAGACGCTATCCGTGCAGGTCGTCAACTCCAGGCGCGAAAACGCCCAGAACGAGGAGGATCTGCGCTTCTTCGACATCGCGCTGGTGCTGTCTGCACGCGAGTTGCTCACCCGTATCAAGGCAATGCTCGATGGCGAGCGCGGCAAGGCCATCAACACCGGAGGTCCAATCGCGCCCGAGCAAGCGCCTTTCGTGACTAGCGAGGATCTAGTTACCACCAAAGGTCGCGCGGTTCTCGTCCAGGCGTGGGTCGATCAGATCATCACCGCACCCAATCAGCAGACGGTCGAGGCGGTTCTCGTCGGCACCATTCTCGTGGTCGAGGGAAACATCGCAAAGGGCTTCCGACAGCAGTATGACCCGACGTTGACGAATATCGCCCGCGTCATGGAAGCCGTTGTATTCCTGCAGGAGGTCGTCGTATGAGCACGATTTCAAGAATTCCGGCTTCCCACGGTAGCCTGACATTCTCCGGACCCAACCTTGACCGCGACTATTCTGTGACGCTGGCATCGGAATTCAAGTGGTCGCCGACCGGCGTTGTTTTCGACGAGATCCCAGACGTGCATGGTGTCGCGCGCTACATGGGAAAGACGTCCTACGGAAAGATTAAGTTCACTCCGGTGGCCGACCAGGATCTCACCTGGTTGCGCGACATGCGCGCGGCAACCGCCACGTGGGTGAGCATTGGGCGCACGATGACGTTCAACCTGTGCATTCTCATTCAAGGCGATGCACTGCCAGAAACCAACCTGGTCACTGGTTTGTCAGACGAGCTCATCGTCGCGTTCACGACATTCGCTCAGGAACTGAAAACCGACAACTGAGTCATGGCATCCTTCCCCGTCAGCGTAGCTCTACGCCTTCGAGACCTGTTCTCAGCTCAGCTTCGGCGCATCTTCCGGCGCGCCGAAGTCGACGCCGAGAAGACCGGCGATCGCATGGGCGCCAAGCTGCGCAAGGGGATAGGAAAGCGCGCAGGCAAAATCGGGCGCAACATCATCGGCGGCACCGGGGCAGTCCTCGGCGCTGGCGTCGTCGGCGGCCTTGCGCAAGCTGGTGCACGCGTTCGCGAATTCGAGACTCGTCTCGAAGATGTCCGCGTTCAGATGGGCAGGACGCGCCCGGAAGCCCACGAACTGCGCCAGGCGATCAGAAATATCAGCAACGAGACGGGCGTATCCCGCTCGGTCATCCTCGACGGCGCCGACGCTATCGCGAACCTGCAAGGCAACACAAGCGAACTCAACGAGAAGCTCGATGTGCTGGCCCGCGCGTCGGTCGCGTCCCGTGCACCGGTCGAGGATCTCGCGTCAACGTGGGATGCCCTCGACAAGGCTTTCTTCAAGGGCCAGGGCAGCGCCAAGGATATGGAAGGCGCTCTGAACGCCGCGATTCAAGCCGGCAAAGAGGGCTCTGTACCCCTCTCGCAGATGGGCACCCTGCTCGGCCGGGTGGCCACTCAGTTTGACGACGTCGCCGTGTCCGGGAAAGCGGGCATTGCGGACATGGTCGCAGCGCTGCAGGTCGTCAAGGGGCGTGGTTTCGGCGAAGCCGCCGAGGCCGCCACCGGTATGAATGCTGCGATCAAGCAACTGATCGCCCGTGGTCCCAAGCTGCGAAAGCTCGGAATCAAGGTGTTCGACAAGAAGGACGGCAAGCGCCAACTCCGAGACCTACGCACGATTCTCGACCAGATGAGGCGCAAGGGCCTCGACGATCCGGTACGGCTGCAGCAAGCACTCAAAGATGCCGGCGCAGTCAAGTTCATCGGTGCGCTACTCGATGAGAACGTGCGCAAGAAATGGGACTCTATAGCGAACTCGGCGGCCAACGCCAACACGATCCAGGAGGATTTCGCCGCCAAACAGGAAACGAGCGGTGCACGAATCTCGCGCTCACTCAACGAGCTCCGAAACAGGATGGATGACGCTTTCACACCGGAACGCGTTGAGGCATTGACAGCCGCCTTGGCGGCATTCGTTGTCGTTGCTGGCGAGGCCGCCGACGCGGTTGGCAGTATCGGCGAGGGCATCGGCGAACTGGCTGGTCAAATCGCCGTAGCTACTGGGCTGGCCGGTCGTCAAGAAGAGCTCGGCACCGAAGAAGCGGTTGCCGAAGACCTGGCGCGACGTGAGCAGATGGCGCGCACGCGAGCGGAAGCCACTCGGCTCGGCGTATTGCGGGGCGGAGTGATCAGCCGCGAGGCCGTCGAGGCTACAGCCGAGGAGCGTTCACAAGCCGAGGCGATGGCGTCACGTGGCTTTCCGACGGACGTCTCGCCGGAAGCTGCGATCGTGTCCGCGCTGTTGGCGCAACGAGAAGAAGGCGTCGGCCTTCGTGTCGGCGAAGTAGCGCCGCGTGCTCGGTTCGGCGGCGAGGTCGGCGAACTGGAGCGCGGATTGATCGAGGAGATCGCCGCTGAGCGGGATGCGCAGCGCCAACGCGACGCCGCCGCCGCCGCCGCCGCTGTCGCCGCTGCCGTTGGCCTCAATCAGGCCGCACAAGCCATTCAGCGCGCATCGCAGAACCTGGAGACATCCACGGCCAGCGGTCGAGATACAGTCAATCAGGCACAGCTGTCGGACGTCGCCAGCAATGCGCCGTCCACGGGGGCGAGGTAGTGGCCGACTTCTCACAGGAGTTCTTCGACTCGCTTCAGCCGGCATCGTTCGCCGGGATTCCGTTCGGCGTCGAGTCGTTTGGGGCCATGGCCGGACACCAGGTCGCCGAGCAGACCGCGGTTGGCGTCGGGACGAGGGTGCTACGTCGCGCACTGGTGCTGCAAAAGGTGCCGATGCGCGCGTATCTGGCGGCCCTGGTAGGTCCGCGTCGCGAGCCGCGCGACGTGCTCCGAGACTTCGACGCCCTCGAGCGCGCCGTCAACAACCCCAATCCACAGACCCTGATCCACCCATGGAAGGGGGCGCTATCCAATCACCTGTGTGTCGAATTTCGTGCGCAGATCATGACGCAACACGTCCGCTGTGTGCAGTTCGACGCGACATTCGCCCCGGCAGAGTTCCCGCGTCCAGTGCCACAGCCGACCGACGTCGCCAGCACCGGCGCCGATGCGCGCGAGCAGATGACGGCTATTGCGTCGTCGTACGTCGACGAGCTGGTGCCTTTCGACGAGCTGTCATTGGCCGCAACCGAGCTCGGAACCGTGGGCGCGACCGACGCGGAAACCGCCACGTTGACGACCGCCAAGCTCCTGGAGGATGCGAATATTCAGGCAAGCGGCGTTCCTGGCGCGATCCAGGACCTGGGCCAGGCTACCCGCGTCGTGGACGCTGGCGAGTATACGCCGGTCGCTCGCACTCGCCTGTACTCCGAGCTCATGAACATCGCCAGCGCACGGAACTCGGCCACCCTGCTGAAACAGCTCCAGGTGGCCAAGCTGCTGCTGTCGAGTCTCGGTGGCGGTGCGCTGGCCCAGAGTGTCGAGGTCGTCGGCGGTAGTCTACAGGCGGTCGGTGTTGCGCAGGATGTTGACCCGCGCATCCTGGCCAGTCGCAATCGCGAGGCCGTCCGCCGATGGTTCCCGAGCGGGACGGTGCAGCTGTGATGTGTACACCCTTGATTTCATTGGCGGTTAGACTAATATCGATGATCGTGCTGTGGGCGGTGGCGCTATGACATGGTCGATCGCGGTCGCCGGCCGGCCGGTGCTTTGGCAGTCGTTGCGAGTTCGCCGCTCGCTGGAGACGCCGATGGGCGAGGCGCAAGCCGTTCTCGTCGATCCGCCGTTTCGCGACCGCGGCGCGCGCGTCGTCCTCGCAGACGGCGGTGTGACCAGGTTGACCGGAGTTGCCGAGGCCCCCAAGGGGGCCAGAACGCGCGGCTACTCAACCATGATCCGGAGTCTCACGGCGGCGCTGGGGGTCTGGCAGTCTGGGAGCAATCAGCTCTTCCGTCGCAACGCTGGCGAAGCCTCGCGAACGCACGCCGATATCACAGCGTCACTGGCGGCACAGGTTCGCCTCCAGGTCGCGCCAAGCGCGCCACAGCGGACGATCTCTCGATTCCGCGTGAAGAGTGGCGAGACGCTACTTGCCGCCCTCCAGCGGCTGGCAGCGGCCGGCACATGGGTGCTCACCGACGACGCGGCCGGTCGTGTCGTCATGTACGACTACACTGGGGCGCCGGCGTCGCGCACATGGCAGCCGGACGGTCACCCGCTTCTCGAGGTCCAGTCACGCAACGAGTCGATCGTAGACTGGCGCGATTCCGTCCTCGTGCGTGGCCAGCGAATCGCGGTCGCCGCCGACACGTCGCCCGAGTCCGACGTCGACGCCGACCAGGTGTCCGAGGATTTCGTGGCGACGCCGGTCGAGGCGCGGCCCAGCCAACTCGTGATTGCCAACTCGGCCGCCAACAGCAAGGCTGACGCGATCGGGCTGGCACTGTGGGAAGCTGCCAAGCGGGCGGGCAAGGCGTTCTCGGCCGATGTCTCGCTGTCATCCTGGGCCGCGGAGCCCGGCGACGTCGTGCGATTGCGCGACCCTGCCAACGAGATCGACACGACTCTGATCGTCGAGTCCATGGAGGCCAACCTGACGCCGACCACCGCCACCTATGCCGCGCGCCTTGTGCTGCCGGCCGTGTACGATTCCCGCGCACGCCGCGTGCAACTTCCGGGGGCCGCATGAGCCTGCTATCCGCCAAGGTCATCGCCATCGACAACAAAGACGGTCGGATCTCGCTTGATGTCCAAGCGGAGGGCGTTCAGATCCTGGATATCGCCCTGGTGCGTTTCGGTGGCGACGAGTACCCGGTCGCAGTCGGATCTCGCGTGCACCTGTTGGAGTTTGCCGGAGCTGATGGCGAGTTTGTCGCGTTGCCGATTCGCGAGGCCTTGCAGACCGACGCGCGCATTGTGCAGGGACCAGCGGTCATCCTGGCCGAGACCATCGCGAATGCCGTATCCCTTGCGCTCAAGTCGGATGTCCAGGCCGTGGTCGACGCCATGACGAACGCTGTTGTCGTGGCCGCAGATGGCGGCGCGAGCCTGAAATCGACGTTTCTGACGGGGATGTCCGGGTTTCCGGTTGGCACACAGAAAGTGACGGCAGAGTAATGGCCGAGCCCGAGTTGGTCACCCTGGATAGCTTCTTCGCCCGCCGCGCGACGGCTTCGCAGTCCGAGGCCGTGCGCAAGGTGACATCCCTTGCCGCCGAGCTGCTTACCGACCAAACGGACGATCCGACCTCGGTCTGGAACGGCGAGGAATACGGCAGCCGGCTGACCGAGATTCGTCAAACGCTACCCGGCGGCAAGCTCGCGATTACTGCAGAAACGCAACGCGTAGTAGATCGTCATGCTATCGACGCGGGTGTATCCGCCGCCGCCGATGGCCTACAGATCGGAATCAACATCATGGTGACATCGGAAGGTCTCCTACGGAGGGATGAGGATGTCTGATCCGAAGCTGCTTGATCTGCCGGTCCCAACGATCGACGAGTCGCTGGTCGACACCCGCCTGGCGATCACCTCCGAGTATGAGGAGGTCGGCGAGAGCGCATTCGACAACACTTCGACGCTATATCCACTCGGTACCGCACTCGGGCGGTTGTTCTTCGACGTGTTCGTCCGCGCGCGCGAGTTCGCCAGTCAGGGGACACCGTTCGGCGCCACCGGTGCGAACCTCGACAGCCAGCTCGAAGCCGAGGGCATTGCGGTGCCCGTCGCCGCCGTAGCGGTTCTCACGGTCGCCGTCACTGGTCGTGAGGCGTTCTCGTTGCCGGCTGGTACTACGATAGCGTCCGACGGAGGTCAGCTGTACACGACGAACGCTCAGCTTGACTTCGACCCGGGGCCAGCGGGAAACACGCTGAACGTCCAGATCACGGCCGCTGCGATCGGTTCGCTATACAACCTCGAAGTCGGCTCGACCGTCAACCTGGCTATCATCGACGACGACATCGACCCGCGACCCGTCGTGGTGTCCGTCGATACCCCTGGCGCTGATCCGGCGGACGACTGCGCCAAAAACGACCTACTGCGCGCGAAGAAAGCCCAGAGCAACGCGGCCGGCACCGCCGCGAATTACAGGTTTCTGCTCGCACAGCTCGACGGGGCAATCGGGGATGTCTACAGCCTGGAGGCCTACCCGTACAACGGCTCTATCTCGCTGTTTCCGCTCCTGCGACTCACCACTCAGGAACAGAGCACGACCCCCTGGCTCATCAAGATTCCGACGGCTGGTCAGTTGTCGGGTTGGCAGACGCAGCTCGAAGCTGATGACGTGCGGTCGGTAAACGACCGCGTGTTTGTCGATGCCGTGACCGAGCGTCTCGTACCGCTGGAGATCATTCCGGTGCCAGATACGCCAGAGATTCGCACCGCGATCGATACGGCGCTGAAAACCGGCTTCGGTGAGCGGTATGCAATCGAAGGCTACACCATACCGAACTCTGAGATCAGCGGGATGATCGCCAATACGCAGGGTGTAACGGACCATACGCTCGTCGATGTCGATGGCCTCGGGCCAGCCGGTGACGCTGTCGCCGCAATCACCAATCTGCTGCAGGTAGGAATCATCACCTGGCCGACGTGATGCAGGTACCCCTCGAACAGATTCGCGCCGTAGTGCGCCAGTACTTGCCGGCCGGGCCATTCTGGAACCAGCCCGGCCCGTACAAGGAAGCGGCAGACCGCTGGGTGAACGCGATCGCGCTTGCTCTGAATGGCACTGGTGCCGTGCTCGGAACGCCGGAGAAGCCCGGGATTGTCGAGTTTGTATCGTGCCTCAATGTGTACATGCGACCGGAAACGACGCCGTTTCGCTCGGTCCTGCTGCAGTACTACGAATACCTGCAGATCCCGACGTGTACGCCGATTCCAGAGGATCTGGAAGCGCTGCGCGCGATTGTCGTCGGCGCCAACACTGCCGCGCCGGTGTACACTCCGAGCGGTCTGCGCTCATGGATCAATGCGCAACTGCCGCTGGTCGAGGTGACCGAGTCTCTGCCGCTCATGGTGCCGCCGTTCGTGCCGCCAGTCCCTGCGGATGGCTGGTGGGCTGTAGTCGAGATCTGGTACAGCCCCCTCATTTACCCGGAATCGACGGTGCTGTGCGTTGCTCGGCCGGTGGCCCCTGGCTCAAACGATATCCGACTGGTGCAACCCCAAGCGGTGTGGTCAATCACGCCCACTGCTCCCCCTGTGGTGCGCGGCGACGAGGTAGCCCTGCTCTGGAGTGAGCAACGAGCGGACACCGACTTGACCGTGCGTCGATATGACGCGGGCATGGTGTTGCAGGAGACCGCCATTCTCGCCGCTGTGACGCCGGGCGACGCGGCATATGGGTTCGATATTTTCCCCGGCGTAGGCGCGGCGACCGACGTCCAGGGCGAAACCTGGACCGTGGACGCATCGCGCTCGTTCGCCGACTTTCCGACGCTTGGAAGCGTCCCCACCATGGCAACGGAGTCGATCACGCTATGAGTTATGTGCAACTGTGGCCGCCCAAAGGCGCAGATGGCCTTTCCCCGTCCGAGGGCCAAGATCTTGAGGCGGACCCGACGCCCTATGTATTCGACTTGCCCGTTTCAGGCTTTCCGTTTGGCACCTATGGCTACAGCCTGGGATCGGCCCCTGCAGCTGCAACGGCGGCAACCATCACCGTCACGGAACTGGTACGGCCGAGTGGCGCCCAGGCAAACGACTGGCACCCAGTGCCATCGGAAGGACAACTCGACAATCCAGGCTCGACCACACTGAATTCGCGCCGCGTGTTCACAGACCGGATCATGACCTCGCTGCGCTTCGAAATCACTGTCACCGAGACGCTGCCTGGATTCGCGTTGTATGCCGACCTGGGCAAGCGGAGTGACCTGCGATGACAATCGGCTATGGGAACCCATCGTTTGGCTACAGTGGTGGAGCAAGTTCCGTGCCGCCGATTCCGCCGATCGCGTCTCTGACGCCGGAGCAAGCAATACAATCCCTCCTCACTGAGCGACAGGAATACCCTATTGCGCTGCCCCCGCTGGGAGGCCTGATTCTCGGCGATGCTCTGGTCGAGCGGATATCGGGCACGTCGCTGATCGCATCCAACGGCGCAGTGTTCAATGTGAGCCCGCTCGACCAGCGCCTGAATGTACAAAGTCCACTGGCCGGGGGACTGTTCTATCTGCCCAATACAAACAGCCGTATCGACGCGGTGGACCCGAGCATTTTCCAGATAGGCACAGAATCTGCGCTGGTAGTTCTCGCCGCTCGCTACCCGGATACGCCGTCAGGTATCGCTTTCGCTATCAGCACCCGAGACAACCAAGGCACCCCCATAGGCTGGGAGGTCGGCCTGCAGGCGAACGACGGACGACTGATCGCGACTGGGCGGACGCCTACCGATGGGCCGATGACGACGGCGCCTCTATTCTACGACGAAACCCGAACGGAACCGGGTGGGCGCTGGCACATCGAGGTGCTGTATCGCGACAAGATCTCGCAAACCATTCAGCTCGGGAACGAAACCGAGTTCAGCCCACGCGAGACCCTGTCTGGCAATCTCACATCTCAGCGTCCTGTGTCGTTCGGTGCTGGTCGCAGTGGCACATTGGCGATCCAAAACGCACAGATTGCACTTGCGGCATTCTGGCGTGGTCCTCAGCTCGATGGCCTTTTCGCGGACACCGCAAATGGCTACGAGCAGCTAACCGCTGGGCCGACGATCTGGGGAAATGTCGCCCTACCTCTATACGCTCACCTGGCCGGTGTGCACCTCGTGGAGTCGCCACAATGAGCCCACTACGACGACTTGGATTCGCCCGGCGCGGCAGTAGCATCCGCGGGAATACGTCCGACGCGCTTGTGCGTCGTGCCCTGAATGGTCAGGAGTCTGGTTTCGAGCTGAGCATGATTGCGGCCCCGCCGTTGAATCTGCAGATCCCTGCAGGAGTCGGCGGTTTGGCGTTGGATGGCTCGATCTGGCAGATTGACCCGGTTCAGAGCAATCCGCCGGATGCTTACAATTTCGTCGGGCCTGGAAATGCTTTTCTGCAGTTCGACGCATCGTTGGGTCGAGTCATCGGAATACCATCGATACAGGGGATCGTAAATGAAACGATTCCTATCCTCTTCACCCTGTTCGCCGTGGTGCGCCCTCCTGGCGTATTTGCTGGCCCTGGGCTTGTGACGTTCACCTGGATCGCGTTCTCTGACCCCGGCGTTCTCGGCGGATCCGATATCTTGTTTTCCGGCGGCGCGCTGGCGCGTGCTTTCGATGTTGCTGGCCTGAATGTCGAGTTCTACATCGAAACGGACAACCCTGCCGTAACCAGTGTCGACGCGTACAAAATCCGGTTTTTGCAGGCGTACTCTGGCAACGCCCAACCCTTCTCCGATCTCACGACATAGAGGACTGCAACATGTATCCATGGGAATATCCAGCAACATCCGCTGGCGAGCATGCGTGGGAGCCGGCCGATTACTTGGCCTATTGGCTACAGTTTCCGGCTCCGCTGTGGCCAGAGAATCGATTCCGCGTCAAGGTGCCGGGTCACAACCATTCATCCTCAATGACCGAGTCGCAAGCGGTTGCAGCCCTGGAAACGAGGATCAGTCGTCATGCGGCATACCAAGCGGCAAACCCCGATCCGGTGATTCCGCTACCGCCAGCAGAGGTCGAGCGGGTTCTGCCCGACGACCGTCCAGCATAGGTTGAGGCATGAGCACAGCCGTCGAATACAACGTTTCCCAGCCCTACCAGGTCCCGCACTGGAAAGCGATCCAGGTTATTGCGGGCACGACCCCCGATGGCATACCCGGACGATATACGGCCACCGCGGTCGCGCAATGGCAGTCAGACAACGGGCTGGTCAGTGATGGCAAGGTCGGCCCGGCCACGCTGGCGGCGATGGATCTGGAATACGTCCACGGGATCGACGTCAGTCACCACGAGACCGTCGAGGACTGGGCCGCGGTACGAGCGGCGGGTTACCGGTTCGCATGGCTGAAGGCCACCCAGGGACGGACACACGTCGATACCAAGCTCGCGGAGTACGCCCATGGTGCCGCTCAAGCGGGTCTCCTGGTCGGGTACTACCACTTTGCGGATCTGTTGAACGAGACCGGGCGAGGCGATGTTCATGCCCAGATCGACCACTTCCTGGAGGTGATCCGAGGTTTGCCAGCTGCACGGATGCCGCTCGTCCTCGACATCGAGAAGGAAGTGCCGCTGACTGCGCGCGACTACACGACCTGGTGCGAGACGTGGACGGCCGCCATTCGCGGGTACCAGCTCGCCGGAGATGATCCCGAACCGGCCGTGTACACCTCGAAGCGCATCGTTGACCGCGACTTGGCGACAGATCACCAGCTTGGCCGCTACGCCTTGTGGTCGCCGCGATACTCGGGCAGCTTCACGACTCCGCCGGAGCTGGCCGCCGGCTGGCCCTACTGGTCAATCTGGCAGTACACCGACAAGGGGACTGTGCCAGGTATCGAGGGCGCCGCGAATGTCGATCTGAACTACGCCGATCCAACCTGGTTCGCTGACCTGTAGTGTCAATCCTGGGTGGTACGCTGCCGCCCATGACTGCACGATATTCAATCACAGCGATTCTCCTGATCCTCAGTGCTTGCGCTGCGCCGGCTGCTGCACCCCTGGCCGCTGGCGCCGGCACGGCGACCGCGGCCGCGACCGGCACCACCGTCGGGACCGTGGTCGCGGCCGACGTCCTGCTGACCTCGACGGCGGTCGGTGGCGTGGTCGCCCTCAAGACGGCGGCCGACGCGACAAGCGACGTCGCCAGTGTGACCCAGGATGTGCCGACCACCTCCGGCGACGATAACTGCACGCAGCACTTTGAGCGGTGCCTCGACCGCGCGCCGCACACCATGCAGGAGATCCTGTGCGCGGGCTGTTACCAGACGTGCCAGGAGGTCGGCGCATGGCCGGACTCGTTCTGGTTTGGGCCTGTCGGGATAGTGGATTGTCGGTACGACTCGTGGTGATATGCTGGTTTTTCCCGTGTGATTACGGCGACTTTGCAAGAAAAGCGACGTGTGTTTGCTTTTTTGTGTGGACAAAGCAAACGCCAGTGTGTACCTTGTGGACATGGCGGCAACGAGGTCGCCACAAAAACTACGGAGAACAACATGATCCACATCAGCAACTTTGGCTCGCACACCGACAACATGACTGCCGATCTGCACGGCTACCTGCCACTGCCCGGCACCAGCGTCGACGACTTCGATTTCGACCTTGGGTCGGTGGACACCGACGACGCGGACGAGATGGCCTACTGGCGTGATGACTGGTTCCGCGAGATCTGCCAGGCGAACCAGCGCGCGGTTGACGCTGCACACGACGCGATCGCCGACTGGCAGGAGCGATGAGCCTGCTCCTGTTTGAGCCTGCTCCTGTTTGGACTGGGCGTTGTCGTGGGCGCTGTTGGCCGGGCGCGTGCCCGTGCTTGGCGCCAGCGCCGACGTGAGCGCCGCGCCCGAGCGCTGCTGGAGTCCATGCACGACGACTGAACGCCGAAACGCTCTTGAGCGTCCGCACTTGACACAAGGAAGACAGACCATGAACACCACCAGGACAACCATTACCGACGACGCACGCGCCGAGTACCTCGCACTCTGCGAGACCTACGAGACCGACCCGGTCGAGTTCGAGGGCCGAGTCCTCGGCGCGATCGATCTGCACTACGGCACTCTCGACGACGACGACGCCACTGACGCGTCCTTGCGCGCGACAATCCGACGGATTGTCGACGGCGATGACGACGCAGCCACAGCTGCCTATTGGGGATTCTTGTCCGATCAGCTCCAGGGCGCGAACTGAAACCACCATCTGCACCACCAGAGCAAACATAACAAATGAACCTGAACAACATCGACAACATTATGAGCACATACGATGACGGCACCTATGATCCGGACGAGATACGGTCACGTAATCTGTATTTCTACCGATTTGAGATAAATCGGGTAGATGCCGAACTGTCCGATCATTGCTTGCGCGACGACCTCGGTCGCGAAATAGAGCGGGACATCGAGCAAACATCTCCAAGCCAAATACAACGCGAACTGGACGAGATCGTGATCGAACCGTTTGCCGTGTCGCGGTGGTATTTCCACTATCGCCGCGCCGGCAACCGCGCCGTCGATGCGCTGCGAGCGGCCAAGGTGATGCACGGTCGCGTGCTTCGATATGTCGGGATCGCTTTGATGGTCGCGTGTGTCGGCTGTGGGGCCGGGATCGTACAGTCATCTGATGCATGCTACGAGTTCGAGACGCTCTGCAAATCGGATCTCCGAGGACAAGGGATCCCAGTGCGCGAGAGTCTCTCGGCTTGCGCCGCTCTGCGCAAGCAATGTGTGAGCGATACGCCGGACGGGCGCATGCAAGAGCACAGCGACCGAGTGATCAGCGCACGGCGTCGCAACCAAGAGAATCACAAGGCGCCATGCTGGGGTCTGCCATACCAATGCCTTGCGACGTGTATCGACCGCGAGCAGGGGTCGCCCGTGCCAACGTGCACAGTAGTGCCGCACGAGTCCGCACGGAAAGATAGACCTTGGCGACGCGGGCCGCGCATTCGCGTTCCGCGAGCAGAGTGATGGGCGGTCGAGGTGGCAGACGAGTACCGCGACCAGGGAACAAGCTTGGTCGCCCTCCCTCGGGCATCAAGCGACGGGCGCGCCAGGTTCGCGTCAGCGACGCTGAGTGGCTCGCCCTGCAACTGGAAGCGCAACGGCTGGGCGTGAGTCCCGGCGACCTGATTCGCGGCATAGGCGGGCGCTGGCGGTGTGTGCCGGTAGCCGACGAGACGGGCTGTGAGTCATTGTGAAGTCGGCGCCGATCTGCTGATGTCGCGCGGTGAGAACGTCGAAGGCATGGGCGTTTTCTGAGATTTCTCATCACACACCGGCGCTCTGGCGCCATGACCAGACAGACAAGGAACACACCATGGAATCCAAATCCAAGATTACGATCACCACTCCACTGCATGTACTTTTCCTCGAGCGCGATGGCCGCTACACCGTGCGCGAGCCCGACGACTTGCTGCCCGGTGGAAGCAAACTTGTAGCTATCGGCACGTTCGATCTGTCTGGTCGGATGTCGGTCATGTCGCTTGACGAAGACCACCTCAGCGCGAGCGAGTGCCGGCAACTGGCGGCGTATCTCTTCAATGGGGCCGACAACTTCTTGTCCGGCAATCTCGCTTACGAGTGGCAGCGGCGTGACCAGCGTTACGCCGATGCGCAAGCGTTCAAGGAGCAGCGGGGTGAGCCGCGCTGCTCACGGCGTGATAGCAACGGTCATCTACACTGCTGGTACGCCGCGCCATGGGACGTCTGGTGGATCGACGACGAAACCGAGGGCGACTCTACCGGCTCTTGATCAGCCGCATGGTGTCCCGGTCCGGCTGGAGATCCAGGAGCCAGTCGGCGCCCGTGCTCAGCTCCTGGCAGACGCGGCGGAACTCGCCGACGGTCATCGCGCGTAGATCGCCGACCTCCAGGTTCGCCAGTTGTTCGACAGTCACCTGCGAATCGTCGGCGAGAGTCTGCAGGTCTATCTCCTGCGCGGTTCTCGCCCGTCGTATGCGATCGGCGATCGGTTTGTACAGGCTCATGATTCACCGCTCATCCATGCCAGGCATGATTCACCGCCTACGCACGTGTGCCGGCTACCATGCGCAACAATCCGAGCACACTGATCGCACCGCTTGACGCGCCAGAACCCAAGGCCACCGGTCGCCGGTTCGGGCTTGCCCCAGTACCTGGGATCCTCGAGCAAAATCCCGTACTGTCCGGCCGAATGCCACCGCTTGTTTGTGCGCCACGGCTTGTAGATTCCGGCAATCCGAGCCGTACCTACAACACAGCCTGCGTGGTCGGCCAGAAACCGTAGATTCTGTGTCGGAGCGTCAGGATGCCAGCAAGCCGCCAACTCGCCGATCTCCCGGTACTTGTCCCTGATGTCGTCAGCGATGTCCGGGTGTACCTGGCCCGATGCGGTCAGCCAGTTTCGCCGTTTGCCAGACCTGCCAATGTGCGCCTTGGACGCGGTGAGCAACACTCGACCACGGTACTCACCGACCGCGCTGGCCACGCTCTTGCTACGATTCTCGACATTCTTGCCGGCCCACAGAATACACGCCCACCAGGGGGCCAGAAGCGTGAGGCCATACGGCGGCAGTTCGCTACTCATGGTCGTCCTCCAGGTCGGCGACGATGGCAGGCGAGCTGTGCGCGCAACTCGTCCACTTGACGTTGTGCGACCACCCAGCTCGAAATCGCGCGCGCGGCTTGCGTGACCGCATCGTCGTACCTGCGTGTGAGATCTGCCAGCTCGTCGCGCAACGCCTGATTGTTCGCCCGGAGCTGCTCGGCCTCGCGCTCCAATTGTTCGACCTGTCCGTTCAAGTCTGCCTCCATGCCACGTGAATATTGGGCCAAGCGGTCGAATTGGCACATCAGCTCACGCGCCTGGTCGCAGTTGCACTGGTCGGCATCCGCTTGCGACGCTTGATAAAGCATATGGCCCGCGCTCTGTCGGCCCAGGCGCAGCCAGAAGCCGACCCACTCGTCGAACAGCGGGTCACCGGCCGGGATTGTAATCTCCGGGTGGTCACCCACCGTGCACGTCCACTCCTCTGCATACACCTTGTGACCGTTCCACTCGCCACGGAATCGGCCGTGCCATCCACTCCACTCGATAGCCTGCGAGGTCATGACTGCGCGAAGCATCCCCCGCTCCTTGTCCGACAGCGAGCGCGGGGGATGGTCGATAAATGAAGCCTCTACCATCTCAACCAAGCCCTGGCGTTGCGCCACGGCCAGAGCGGCGGCATTTCGCGCGCTACCATCAGGCGTTGGCCGTAGCACGCGATCGCGGCCCATGATCCAGTCTAGCGCCGGTCGATCGGTGGTTTCGCGCCACTCGCGCGGTTCACGGTCAGGTGACCACTGCCAGCGCGGGTGCTGTTCCTGTGTGATGTCTCGTGAGCGGATCTCGGTCGGTTTTTCAAGTGTCATGTTTGTTCATCCTTTTCGGTTATGTACAGGTCGGTGTGACTCATGCGAACAACCCAAGCTGCCCGCGCGCACCGGCCAGGTCACGCGCCGTCACCCGTGCACCACGAAATAGAACGCCACGAACCGCCCAGCATCATCGACGCCATATAGGCACTGGTACCCCGGCGGGGTCGCACACCATGCGGCTTGTTCCTCTAGCCACGGTAGCGCTGGTCGCGTCTCTGGCCGAGGGTCAAGGGCGATGGGCAACTGGAGCTGGTTCATGGTCGATACTTCTCATCGCGATCTGGTCGCCATTTGCGGTATTCCTTGAACAATTCGGCATGTGTGATGTCTATGGGCGGTTTTCGGTCACGGATGACACGCCACCACCAGCGGTGGTAGTACCAGATCGCGAGGAGTGCCAGCAGGTTTTCGATAATTGCCATCATGACACCCTGTATGCTGCCAGAGTCGCCGCGAGCCGCCGAGCCTCGTCCACCAGACCCGGTAGACCTTCCTGGTTCTGGAGAGCGGCCACATCGTCATCACGAAGGGTCTGGATCTCGCGAGCGCCAACAGACCGGATTATACCGGCGACATCCTGCTCCCGGCCGACCCCGATACCTGCACGGAGTAGCTCCTGCACGAGGTGGATCACGAGCTGCTGCAGTAGCCGTTGTTCACTCGCGACCCGGATTGCTGCCAGGCGAGCGAATGCCGCCCGAACCTGTGATCGGCTGCAGGTGTCTCCCTGTTCGCGCGCGTTCTTCCGCCTGGCCATATCGGCCTCGGCGCGCTTTTTTGCCAGGTCTGCTCGCTTTCGGTCCAGCTCCAAAGCGATAGCGATATCGCTCCGATCCTGGCGCGGGTCGGTCTTCGCGATCCCGGCATCCTTCTCGGCCTTGTATGCCTTCAGGCTCGCCCATGTGAGCTCGTAGAATCCGCTAGATACATGTTGCCGCACCGAGCGCTCGACGAGCCCGAGGAACATGGCGGCCTCGGCGAGCGTCACCTCGGACGCGTCCAGCTTCGTGTACTTTCGCGACGGGTTGTCCTCCAGCCATGCACGCGCATCGCCTATGTGATACTTCGCGTGCTTCTGTCCCTTCGCTTGGCGCTTCTTGATCTTGCCAGCCTTGATCGCGGCGTCTAGTGTGTGCTTGCTGCACCCGAGTGCCGCCATGATTGCGGATTTGCTCTGATATGCTGGTTCAGCCATGTTTCTTACTCGGTGGCACAACGGCCGGTTTCAAGGGTCTGGTGCGTTCTTCGGCAAGGCGAGTTCCGAGCTCAGCATCAACTGCGCGAGCTCGCAATAGGGTCTGGTGAACGGCCGAGCGAGTACCGGCCAGGTCGTCGAGACTGACGCGATACAAAGCCGCCAAAGCGACAAGCCGGTGCAGAGGTTGCACCGTTCCGCCAATGGTCCGCTCATAGAGATACATTGTGTGTGCCGATACGCCGACCGCTTGAGCCGCGGATTTCTGGGTGTATCCCGCTCGCTCGCGCGCCACCTGGAGCCGATGAGCCACAATGCGGCGCACTCGTTCGCGATCGTCCACCATGACCACAGGGCACATTATCCAGCGGTGCCAAGATCAACAGCAACGTGCTCGATGCCATGCTCGCCTCGGCATTTGCGCAACTTGTCCACCATGATCGTCACTGGCCGCCCTCCAACCACGCCAAGGCTTGCTTTGCCTGGTGAATCAGCGCGCGCAACTGGTCGGCGTCGAGGCCACCGCAACCCTCGATCGGGAAGTCAGGGAACTCCATGCGGACCAGCCGGATCGAGCCCTCTCGCCGCCCTTTGATTCCCAGGATGGAAATCTCGAACGGCGAGGGACCATAGCCGTTCTCATCGAACCACATTGCAACAGGCAGCGGGCCGAACCCTGTACAACCGTCCTCGCGATGCTCCCAGTCAGTGATCCTGATATCGGAGCAATCGGTGATATCCCATCCACAGAATATCGTCACCCCGGTATCGTCGCGGATAGTGAGGACGTCATTCGACGACGGATCAGGAACCACGCGCATCACCAACGCCCCGGGTGAGACGTGCGCGCAATACGCATCGACGTGGACGAGCTGAACCACATGGCCGCATATCCTGGCCAGGCCACGTCGGTATGCGAATGCACGCAACTCGTCCACGGTCGTGCTGATTTCGGCTGTGGGTTGAACGTCAAGCGCCCGCTGTACATCATCCGGGATTTGATCAGACGGGTAACGCTTCCAGTATGGATTGCCGCCGAAGATGTGACCGCATACGCTTACACCGTTTTTCTCGCTGATTGTCCAGGTCATGCATATTCCTTTCGTTGTTCACACGAGTGCCATCTGTCCGGGTTGCTGGTGCTAGAAAGCGGGTCATGGTGAACGGGTGGCGGTCCGTAGGTTGAGTGAGTGTCAAAACCAGATAAAGCCGGTCTTCACCTCCAACCATTTGCAAACGTCCACATCAATCGTGAATGCTCGGTAGGCCCATTGCTTGAGGGATTGGCCGGGCAGTCGCTGTGCCCTCCACTTGCGCTTGATCCGTCTGCTGCGATGGCTCATGAAACGCTCTCCTTCTGGGCCGAACTTGCGGCCTCATGTCTCGGTTTTAGGCCAGCCGGGAAGCTGGCCGCGGGTCCTCTCTGGAGCCCGGGGGAATGGTGGGTAGCTGCGCGCCACGACAACTTGCGCGCAGAACTTGCGCCGAATCGTCTAAAATGGACGACCAAGGCGACTCATTTGGGGACCTGTTCTGCGTGCTGCCTCACCAGGTTGCGCACCCAGGCGTCGAAGTTGGCCCCCTCTCGCCGCATCAATATATCGCGCGCGGTATGGTCCAGGTCGGCGAGGACGTCGCGAGTGGCGGCGTCGACGTCGAAACGACTGTTGATCAGCGCCGTGATCGCGCGGTTTGAAATCGTGGCCACCGCCGACATTTGCGCCGTTTTCTGTGACACAGACATTGACAACCATGCGATCATCAGGTTGGCACACGTCAGAAGAAGGATACCTACAATGGCCAAGGTCATGGGGCTCAAATTCCAAACTCCTCGCAACGCGTTGAAGCAAATGCAGTTCGCGGCGTCACGTGCGCTGAATGACGCCGCGTTCGATGCGCGCCAAGCGCTCGTTGACGCAGGCCGTAAGCACTTCACGATTCGCCGCAAACACCTCGAGCGCGGCTATCGGGTGCGAAAATCCAGGAAGGGTCCAAACCCGCAAGCGGTGGTTGGTAATACCCGCAAGTACTTGCTCGACCAGGTCGTGGGTGGCCGGCGAACTCGTACCGCGGTCCCGTCGCAGCGGATGCGCGGTACGAAGAACCGGGTGGTCGGTCGAGGTCGCTGGCCTCGCAAGTTGCTTGCGAAGGGCCGGCACTTCATTGTGTCGCGGTCGAAGATGCCGCGGCGATTCCGTCGCGGTCGACGATCCGGTGAGCGGTTGGTGCTCCGGCGATATGGCCGCGGCGGCCGACGTGTGCGTCTCGCGTTCCGGTTGCTCGACCGGCAGGGAGTACGCGCCCGGTTTCCGTTCGAACAAATTGCTCGAGAGCGCGCTCGTGAGACTCTGCCAGCTCACTTCCGCCGCCGCTTGGTCGAGGCCGTTCGCACTGCTCGTTGACCTCGAGCCTTCTGCAGTTCGAGGCCGGCTTCCATCAACGCGGCGCCGCCATCGCCGCCCATCTCGCTGATCAGGTGTTCGGCCGTGGTGTTGATGTCGGCGAGGGTGCTTCACACGACCGGTCAACAGAGTCAGAAATCTTCCGGCACTCCAGACTCCGGAACCACCCACCGGACTTGCACCGGTTCCGACTGCGGCAGTTACCGAGCCGAGGATCTCAGGCGACTTACCATCGGCGTTCCCTCCGACGGCTTGACCTCCAGGGGGGCCTGCGAGGTCAGCACAAGGCTGACGACGTAGGGCGTGAGGCACGAACGGCCTTGCGTGTGAGGCACGAACTTCGCGCGGTGGCCGATGCTCTTGCGAACTGGGCGACGATTCATCGCCCACGGCCGGCGCCGACGAGAGCTGGCCAGAATGGCCATTCGCGCGGAGTACGCCAGGTCGTCCGCGGTGTGTTTCGGTAACTCTCATCGGCAATTTCAATCCAGCCATAAATCGGCCGAATTCGTCAAGCGAAATTATTTGCGGATGCTATATTTCTCACCAGACCAGGGCGCAGACTGTCCGCCAAACGCGCTGAATTCGCCGCCAGTCGCCGAAAATGGAACAGCCCCCGGGTGGGCGGGGGCTGTTGACTTTGGCGCCTCTCGGTGCCACTCTCGTCGGCCTATGAAAACGCAACAAGATAACGAGACCGTACCCGATCGCTCTGACACTGGCAACCCGCTCGACAGGAGCACGCCGATCGATGATGTCGATCAGCAGCTGCGCGAGGCTGGCCTCGACCCGGACGCCATCGGCGCGCGCGGTGCTGCACTGGCGGACGCGCTTCTTCGCCGGCGGAAGACTGACGTGGCCGCCGGCGTGGCCGCCGGCGTGGCCGGTGACCAGATCGAGCGCGCAGAAACAACCGACCGACTACTGGTGACCGCCATCGCGTGCATCGAACACGTGAACCGATGATCGCCGCGATCATCGTCCTCGGCGGCGTGGTCGGCTGGGGCGTCGGCGCTGGCGTGTGCCTCGTGGTCGCGGCACCCCAGATCGAATCCGCAGGTGCCAATTCGGACAGCGTCTATGTGTGCTCGTTTGTTTTATGGCCGTTAGTGCTGCCGATGCTCCTGACGATCAACCGATTGCGGGCGAGAGCCGCGCGATCGCAGCTGCCACCAGCCCGGGTGATCCAGCCGACGCCCCCGAGGCAAAGGTGATCAGACCATGCACCTGATCCTTCGCTGCCACCAGTGCCGGGGCGAGATTTTTCGGCTGGCCTTGCTCGAGTACGGGCGGTCGCGCGAGCGATGGTCACGGCGACCGTGCCAGGCCTGCGAGCGCGCGAACCAAGCCCGAAACGCGGACGCGCAGATACCGCGATGATACCCACACTCACACGCGCATGGTCGCACTGGCGACCGTCAACGCCCGCAACGGGGCGCGTATACTGCACCGGGACCGCAACAAACCCGGTCCACGACATGGGGCCGGAGTGGCCCTCTCGACGGCGTGCACGCCAATACCCGCGACACGGGGCAGCGGGATCTCGACCACCCATGGTGATCGGGAGTGCACAGCTTCACCTTACACGGAAGATGGGGTCGGGCGTCTCACCCGGACGACCCGCGATCAGGCCGACTCACGGCCGTGCAGCCATGGTCGACCGCGACTGCGCACAGCGACAACAGGAAACACCCTTGATTGTCAGCTGTCGTTACGTCGCGGTCATGCGACCGCCAGCGCTGATACGCTGGGCACGACACGTGTGCGGAATTCCGATGTAGGGATCGAGCTGGACTCGGTACGCCGAGCTGGCAACGAGCCACGAGCCGCCACCTGGCAACAGGTGTCCCAGTATGGGTGATGCGGTAATCCCCGGGTTCGTCTTGTGCGAGGCCTGAAAATCGGCTCGTGGCCAGTTACTCGGCCGCGCGACTATCGACCAGCAATAAAACCAGCGGGTTACGGGGCTGTTTTGTGAGATTGACTCCCAATCTACTGGTCGCCAATCGCCTACTATGTCCCTATTCGCGCTTGACATATTCCCCGATTTCAGGTTGTGTGATATCTCAGTGACGAATAAGCCAACCAGCCTCGCCAGGATAGTCGGGCGCAACCTGAGGCGTTACCGCATGGCCGCCGGCATCACACAGAACCAGCTCGCCGCCAAGCTGCGCGAACTGGCCGCCCGCCGTCCGGGGATGTTCCGGCGGACATCACAGGGGTCGATATCGAACATCGAGAACCGGGGCCAGTCGCCCAGGGTCGAGACGCTGGTACCGATCGCGTATGTCCTGGGAATCCCGACCAGCGCGCTGCTTGAGGGATGCGACGAACACCTGGCGAAGGCCAAACTGACAGCGCGGGATATCGATCACGCGCTTGGAGATTACGATGAGTGAGCGATTTGTACCGCCGAAGCATGGCGAGGACTGTGTGAGTCAGGGCAAAGAAACCCGCGACGTGAGTTACCAGCTGACGCTCGAGCAGATGGCTGCCAGGAGTGACGACGCCCTGGCCCGCGAAGAAGCGGCGGCCATAAAGGTGCTACTTGCGTCGACCGAACTCAAAGCGGCGAAGGAGGCCGAAAAGCGTGCGCGACAGGAGGCCCAGGTCATCCGCGAGGAAAACCGGATGCGCGAGGAGATAAAACCGGGCCTCGTCGAGATCTGGCACGACTATCGCGACAAGGCCAGATATCCGCTCGGCCGCAAGGTCGTGGTGAGGGTCGGCGGCAGTCAAGACGGCGAGGTCGTCGAGGAGTTCAGCCGGCCGCTTACGAAGCGGGAAAGCCAAACGAATCTCGAACTTCCGCTGACCGTCGAGGACGAGAAAGCGGAGACGATCCGCCAGCTGACCGAAGCCATCGGCGTTCTCGTCGCCGACGCCGGTGATGATGGCGTGACTATCTACGACCTGCTCGAGTCCGCAATGGACAAGGGTATCGAGGTAAACGCGCCGACGGTGCGCGCGTTGGTCGAGGCGTCGGACGCATGGGTCATGGTGGGCGTTGACCGGGTCGCGCTCGCAAGCAAGTCGGTCACTTCGGAGGAACCGCCAGCGGAACACCCGGACGACGCGACCACCGTTCTCGATGTCGCCATAGCAATTCTGCGACAAGCCAGCGATAAAGGCCTGACAGTGAAAACCATTAGCGCGAAATGGCCAGAGGGTGGACCGGGCGCGCCCGTCACCGACGCTGGAACGGATGACGAGCGCCGCGCAGAGATCAGAGCGGCACTCAAGGCGGACATGGAAACGAATCCAGAGACACGCATTTCGAGGCCGTCCAAGCAACGGTATCGATATCACAGCAATGGCGAAACAGCGTAAAGAAGCCGAACTCACGCCGATTCTCGTGCGGAGTCTCCAGGCCGCTGGCGTCGGCGGACTGCACAAGATTGCGGATTCACCCTGGGATCCGACCGGGCGCACGATGAAATTTCAGCGGCGCAAGCCGTGCGACCTGGTGGCCGTTCTACCAGGAGGGCGAGCGTTACGAGTCGAGGCCAAGCAAATGCCCATCCTGGACTCGGGCCAGGTTCCGGGCTTCACGGTCAAGCGACTTGCCGATCACCAGCATGAACACCTTGCAGAGGTCGCTCAAATCGGTGGCTGTGCCGTGGTCGCGTTGTTCGTGTGGCGGGCACGTGGCGAAGGCAACAAGGGCGAGAAGCGCCTCTACTGGCTGGAGTACGGTCGGCTACTGGACCTGTGGGAAAAGCACAGCCACGCTATTCCGCCCGCGATCATGAGCAGATTGCAACCGGTTCCGCTTGCCCAGGGTGGCAAAAGCGGCCGCAAGTTTCTCGGGTGGGATCTCACCGCCGAGGTTTGTGCGGCGAGCATTGCGCGCTCTAACGTAGTACACCACTCGCGTTCATTGTCTTTGGCCGATGTTCGCGCACACTTCGCAACCTGATAGACACGAGACACACGAGCGCTGACCGCTCACTGAGGAGACCACACCATGCCACTCCTTACGACGATCACTGAATCCCTGGCGACCCTCGACAACGCCACAACCCTCGAGCAACGCCGCAAGGTGCAAAGCGAGATCACCGCTGCCATGGGCGATATGCTTATCGACCAGGCTGGCGCGTTGGCAATCGCCCACGCGGAAGCCCGGCAGGTGCGCGCTCAGCTGGCGGGGCAAGAGCAGCGCCTCCAGCTGATAGAAGCGGAGCGCGACCACCTGCTGTGCTTGCGCGACAACCTGCAGCGCCGGCTCGACCTGGCCAGACACCCGCTGGAGCCGGTGACGCCGTCAGACATGTCCGACGACGCTCTCGAGGACGTCGCACACAAACTGCAGGCATCATATCTGGCGCAGCAAGAGGCCGTTGCGGACGCCACCGCTGGCGAGGTCATCTACGACGCGGCCGACGAGACGCCGGTGGCCGCGTCCAAGCGTGTGCGGGTCACTCCGGCTAGGCTGGCGACGGTCGTCGGGGCGGCCAATGACCGCGCAAACATACTTAGCAAGTGGGTTGAGTCGCCCAACTGGAGCCGCATGACTGCGGCGCTGCAGGCGGACGTGATCCGTGCAGTGGTCGCCGGTCTGTGTGACTCAGACGGCAAGCCGCACAATGTAGGCCGCACTCCCACGGCGCTGCGCAACGAGCTGGCACAGCTGTCTCCCGCCCCCGACGACATCGGCGGGCTGTATCTGGCGACCAACAGCGCTGCCATTGTCCGCGCTGCCCTCGAGGTGGCCGAGTCTCAGGGCAAGGTTCAACGCTCTGTTGAGTCCCGTAGCAAGTGGATCGCGGTGGTGAAGTGAGCCGCTGCTGGAAGGACCGCGCCGAGCACGTGGAAGAGCAACACGGCTTGTGGAGCCCAGCCCATATCCGAGCGCTGTATTACCAGTCGTCGGTCACATGCATGCTGGCAGCCGAGCATGAGGGTGATCACGAGTGGACGCAGGACGACCAGATCGGCGTACAGTTCAGCGCCAACGCCCCGGCTGACGCGGTCGAGATTGGTGGTAAGTGATGAACATCCCGCGCATCGGCCTTCAACCGAGCGAGTGTCCGCTGGCTGACATGCACACGCCAGCGCCCGTCGGTTATCGCAACTGGCACGACTGGGCCGAACGCATGAGCAAGACGCACAAGCAAGCCATGTGCAAGGGCTGTAGACGATATGTGATCTGGATTCCCAAGCCCGAAACCACCGGTGCCCCCACACGAGCGCTGACCGTTCACTGAGGAAACCATGGAGACCAAGACCACCGCCACCTTGACCGGCGCAGAGATCGCGGACCTGATCCGCAACCTGCGCACCCACGCTGACCCCGCGCACCTCCAGACGGCCATCGATGCCCTATGCGAGGATGCCGGGCCCGACCACTTGCGCCACACCGCGCTCAAGCTGCTCGAGCGGGCCAACACCGCCGACGGCGCCGAGCAGACGCCGCAGCCTTCCATTCGCCAGCTCGTTGAATCCTTGCGCGCGCAGGCCGATCTGGTCACCGGGCTGGAGATGACGGCCGAGCCGGGCCCGTTTCGAAACGCTGCCGCAGCGTTGGAAGCGGTCGGCCACGAGGCTGCGGTGTTGCGCCAGCAGCGCAACGCCGCAGAGGACAAACTACGGGCCATCAACGCCGAACATGCTTGGTGGTCGGTCGGCGCCTACGAGCAGCTGGAGTGGTTGCAGCGCCACACGCCGACGCCCGAGGCCATCCCGCATCGTCAGCCTGTCAGGCTGACGATGCGGGATGCGCTCGACCTGATACGCGACGAGACCACCGGGCTATACACGATGGGGCTAGAGGCCGATCAGCAAGCTCAGTACGACGCGCTGAAAGCGATCGCTGCGATCGTGTTTGGCGCCTTGCATGGGCCGGAAGCTGCCGCCATTGAAACCGATGATTAGCCGTGAAGTAATCCTTCGATTTTTCGAGCGTATCGAGCCTGAATCTCGTCCATCAGCGCAACTGCTCGGTGAGCGAGAACCAATCGCTTTATCGCAGCGCGTTCGCCAGCCCATCTATTCGCAGGGCCGGAATCCCGGCATAGACCATGTTGTAGCACCATGTCGACGATGACCTGCAGAACGTGACTCTCACAAGTGGCGGGCCATCGATCGCAGATGTAGCGCACGATGTAATCAACACGCGCCTCATCATCGCTCATTGGCGGCATGGCCACGAGGGCATCCCAAAATGGGGACATTCCGGGAAAGTGCGTATGGTCCAGCATGGCGCGCAGGCGTGCAGTCAGAGGCCAATACAGCAGCACAGCGGCCAGTATAACCAGCATATCGCGAGCCACGATGTCCCCGACGTAGTGCGCAGGCTGCAACCGCACGGCGGCCAGTCGTCGTTCAGCGTCATAGGCTCGCTGTCGCAGTGACAACTCGCTCTGCTGTAATGCTGCGCCGCGCTCGCGCATGGCAGAAATGTGAGCGAGCGCCCCCTGATATCTCTGCTCAAGTGCGGCGTATTCGTCAAGGCGGCTCACGACTCACACACCGGGCGGTCGGGTGGCCCTGCCAGGTACTCACTCATCGTGATCTTGAGAGCGCTGCATAGCTTCTCTGGAATCACCGTGCTGGACGACGACCAACCAGCCGAACTAAGTAGGGCTGATAGGCTTGATGGACTGATACCCAGGACGATCGATGCGGATATGTTGCTGTCGGTGCGAGTACGGTATTTCCAATACCGGACCCAGTCACCGGCTAGATGCTTGTCAATCATGGCTTGACAGTACAGCGCAGATTGTGGCAGCGTCAACGACGAAACCACGACAAAGGGCGCAGAATGAGCGATGAACAACACAGGACCTTGACCAGCGCATCGGCGTACAACAGCGCCGACGACTGGCTGCGAGCGCTATCCGCCCGAATGCGGCGGGTCGTCGAGAGTACAGCTCGAGCCAATGGTCAGACGGTGGACAAGCTCTGGCGCGATATGGTGGCGCTTGAGGGTTCTTGCGACCTGCAGGGAACAACGCGATGATGCCGCCGATTGCGGATGGCGTGCACGTCCACGTCGATATGCCTGCGAGCGAATACCACGCAGATCCATGCCCGAAACCGTCGTTGTCATCGACGCGGGCCAGGGCGATGGTCATTGACGGGTGCGCGCTCATGGGTCGGCCGGGCGTCGGCGACATCGACGAACACACGAAAGCCAAAGACGAAGGCGCGCTTTTTCACGAGCTCCTTCTGCTTGACAGCAGCGAAGATGTAGAGATTCTTGATTACGCCAACTATCGCACGAAGGCCGCGCAGACCGCCCGACGCGAGGCCAGAGACCGGGGGAAGGTGCCGATTCTGCGCAAAGAGTGGGAGTCGATGGTCATGACTGCAGCGGGTATCAAGGCAAACCTGGAGGCACGCACGTGTGACGGCGACCCGGCCCCCGTGTATCTCCAGCATGCCCCCGACCGAGGGCGATACAGCGAGCTCACGATTCTGCACCAGTTGACCACGACGCACGCAGGCCCGATCTGGGTGCGAGCGAGGCTCGACCACGTGGAGTTTCGCAGGGGTGGGATCATCGCGTATGACCTGAAAGTGCGCAGCAAGCGCGGTGACGCGCATCCGCGGAAGATGGCGGAAAACATCGCGCGTGAGGGGTACGCGGTACAATCGGCGTGCTACACCGAGGCGCTGGAGGCCGCGTTCCCGGCCTACGCCGGACGTGTCGTGTGGGTATGGGTGTTCGTCGAATCAAAGCCGCCATACGCAGTAACAGCGGCCGAGCAGGACGGCTTATTCAAGGCGCATGGGGTCCGACTCTGGCGCGAGGCGTGCGAGGCATGGGCGCGCGGCGTTCACCTCGACGAATGGCCCGGGTACTATCAACCGCCAATCCTGGGAGCGCCAGGATGGCTCGAGCACAAGGAAAACCAGCATGGCTAGATTCAAACGCGCGACATGGGAAACGCAGTGGCTCAAATTGGGGATTGCCGGCGACACGGGAACCGGCAAGAGTATGAGCTCGATTCTTCTTGCTCTTGGTATCACAGACGTGCTCGGTGGCCACGTGGCCATGGTGGACATGGACGCTCGGCGCTCCTCGGAGTATCACGGGTATGATTTTGACGTGGACCACATGTCACCGCCGTACACGAGCGCCAAGATCAGCGAGGCAATCAAGGATGCCTCGCGCGAGGGGTACACGGTTCTGATTCTCGACGGCATGGAGAAAGAACACCAGGACATGCTGGACGAGAAGGAGCGCGTGCAGGAGGAGAAATTCCAGGCGGCATGCGAGAAGGCAAAGCGCCAGAACAAGGCCGAGCCGAACTTCGACGCGTACAGCCGCATTGCCTGGGGGGTGGTGAAGCCGGCGCGCAAAGAACTGGTAACCACGCTCGAAAGTGCGTCGATTCATCTGATCCTGACGTTCGCAGCGACCGAGAAGGTGGACGACAATTTCAACCCCCGCGGTTGGATCCCGACCACCGGCGCGCGCATTTTGAAAGCGTTGAAATGGCTAGCACTGTTGAAACCGGGAGCAGATGGCCGGCCGGACTGGAAGCCAGAGAAAGGCGAACGCGACGTGGTCAAGAATCCCGAGTATCTGCGCCCAGCACCGAATCTACTCACTCGCGAGGTGGGGGCGCGATTCGCGAGGTGGGCACGCGGGGATCATCTGGCGCAGATCGGACCAGTCGCGGCAGACATCATCGCGCGCATGCGCAAGGCCGAGACCATGGCCGGGTTCAACGCACTGGGCCCTGAGATTCGCGGGCAGTGGGGTACGTTCACCGCCGCCGAGCAGCGTGCGATCGACGCCCAGGCGGTCAAGGTTACCTCGCGGTTGTCGGCAGATGAGCAGGCGAGTCGGTGAATGTCCTGGAGCTATTCGCAGGCGCTGGAGGCGGAATTCTCGGCGGGCTCATCCTCGGACACTGGCCCGTTTGCGCCGTCGAGATCGAGCCGTATTGCCGCCAGATCCTCATCGAACGGCAAAACGACGGAGTCTTGCCACCTTTTCCCATCTGGGATGACGTCTGCACCTTCGACGGGCGACCGTGGGCTGGACGAGTGGATATTGTTTCGGGCGGATTCCCGTGCCAGGACATCAGCCCGGCCGGCGGTCGAGCGGGCATCGAGGGCGAGCAGTCGGGACTTTGGTTGGAATTCGTGCGCGTGGTTCGCGAAGTTCGACCCCGATACGTCTTTGTGGAAAACAGCGCAGATCTCGCTATTCGGGGACTCGATGCCGTTCTCGGGGATTTGGCCGCGCTCGGGTTCGATGCGGAGTGGGGCGTGCTCGGATCGTGCTCCAATGGTGCGTGGCACCACCGCGCGAGGATGTGGGTACTTGCCGCCGATCCGGCATTTGCCGACGCCCACGAAGGCGGACAACATGATGTCACCCAGCATGCGCAAGTGGCCGGCATACGCGCGCATGCAGACGACGCCGACGAAACGCGACGCTTCACGGGGGGGCGGCGGGAAGCCAAGGAAGTCGCCGACCCTGAACGACTGGCTTGGTGGACCGACGAACCCGAACTGGCTCGAGTGGCACATGGGATGGCCTGTCGGGTGGACCGCGTTGCAGCCTTGGGAAACGGGCAGGTACCTGCAACTCATGCGCTGGCGTTCCGCGTTCTTCGGGCACGGCTGGAGGGCACGCTGACATGACCCGGCGAATTAAGCTGCCGCAATACGAGTGCCCGACGTGCTCCAAGCGATTGGCCAGCGTCAAGCGCGATGGCACGCTGAAGAAGCACGGCCAGTGCCCATCGGGGTTGACGCCCATCGACCACGGCGAGAGCTGGGCGCCATGGGTCGGCCAGAGCACACCAACGCACGACATACCGCCCTGCAAGAGACCACCGATCCCACCCGACGCCAGCCGGAATGAGCGGACATTGTGGCTTGGCGACGGGTGGGATCAATGCTACGTGCTCATGGTCGAGGAAAACCACGGGCGGCAGGTTGGTATTCTGGTGCGCGATGGCGACTTCATCGCGGTGCGGAGCGTGGACGGTTCACCAGTGATGTTGACCGACATCGAGGACGACGCGGTTCGAGCGACTATCGCCCGCAACGAAGAATACAGCGCCGATCGCGCGCGCGAACAAAAGCTCGTTGCGCATACTGGGATCGACTGGCGCAACGTCGCTGGGGATCTTCGGCTGGTATCCGTGCAGCGACCTCGGAATGTCTACAAGCCGAAGAACTCGACGCCAGCCTATCAACGGCTGTGGATCGCGCACATGAACCTGGTAGATCTGATTCTCGGTGAGACCTTCACGCGGACCGGCAGCAACGTGAACATCCACCGACTTCTCGCGGTCTGCGGCGAGGGCTACCGCGAACACTATCGCGCACGCACCGGGGACACCGACGCCGGACGACAAGCGCTCGCCGATTGGTTCCTGGCGACCTTTCGCGAGGAGTACTTCGCCGGCCAAAGCTTCGAGCGGTGGTGGCGCAAGTTCTACGTGCGCCAGGCGTTCGGAGCATTCGAGCGCCTGGCACTGCGGCCCATGATGTCCTACGGCAACGCGCGCAAGGTGCCGGGCCGGTCATGCGTCCGGGTGCTGGCAGAGCATTATCTCCACCCGGACGGGCCGCCCGACTTGACCGACGAACGGGCGAATTACAACCAAGCCGGCCTGTGGTCGGGCGACGACCACGAACCGGAAACACAGCGTTATGCATGGGAACTGTGAGACGCCATGCACGTGTGGCGACTGCGCTGAGTGCGATCCGGGGATCGCGCTGCACGAGGCCATCGCCGCAACCGCATGGCGCAAATGGAACGAGAACGCCGAATGGTGGGCATTGCAGCGACGATTGGAAGAGAAAGGCACACGATGAGCAGCAAGATTGAATGGACCGATGACACATGGAACCCGGTGGCCGGATGCAAGGATGTACACGCGGGATGCGCCAACTGCTACGCAAAGCAGTTGACCGCTCGACTTCCGGGTATGGGCCAGGAAGCCAAGTACGGCGGACTGGTGACCATTCGCGACGGCACTCCGCGATGGACGGGCGAATTCCGTCCATGGCCAGCAGCCCTCGACAAGCCGCTGAAGAAAAAGAAGGGAAAGCGCTGGTTCGTGAACTCGATGTCGGATCTGTTCGGAGAGGGCGTTCCGTTTGAGTTCATCGCGGCGGTGTTCGCGGTCATGGCAGCGACGCCGCAACACCGGTACGTCGTGCTCACGAAGCGACCAGCGCGCGCCCTGGAGTGGTTCGCGTGGTATCAGGCAGAAGTAGCAGCGCGAGTTGCGCAAGCGACGCATAACGTCGCCATTGGGGTTGCACGGGGGAATCCCATAGAGAGCTACTATCGCGGGGCGTTCCTCGCAAACCACGCTTTTGCTCTGATGGGTAACGCGGTCACTCTGGGCCAGAGTATTCAGCACCCACTGGATAACGTCGCGATCGGGGTATCGATATCCGACCAGTCGAGCGCCGATAAGTGCCTGCCGCTCCTGGCGCAAATACCGGCCCGTTGGCGGATCGTGAGCGCGGAACCGTTGCTCGGGCCGGTAGACATGAGCGTATGGATTGACCCAACACTCCTCAACTGCTGTGACACGTGCGGAGGTAATCTCGATGGAGACGTGTGCATGGTGTGCCAGGCAGACCATGCGGAAATCAAGCGACCACAGCATATTGACCAGGTCATCATCGGCGCCGAGTCTGGCGCCAAGGCGAGGCCGTGCAGGCTGGAGTGGATCCAGGATCTGGCGAAACAGGTACTCGATGCGCAGGATCGAACGTACGCGGGCTTCATAGGCGGCGTGGAGGTTGGCGAGCGTGTTACATCGGGCCCCGCGCTATTCGTCAAGCAGGCGGACGTGTGCGAGAAGTGCAGCGGAACAGGCAAAGCGCGGAATTTTCTGGGAGAACCATGCGGTTCATGTGAGTGCGCGATCGTGAATCGAGCGACGCCCGGTCAGACCGGCAAACTACGCAAGGGATGCCCCGCTCTGTACGTCCCCGGCTACGGTGCGCAGAGCTGGCAGCAATTCCCGAAGGGCTGGCTATGAGTGCAACGTACAAGGGTTGGTTCAAGGACAGCAACGGCGCCTGGCACTGGCGTCGGATGCGGTTGACGGTTCGGCGGAACACTGAGAAATGCTGGGGATGGTTGGTCGAGCGCGATGGCGTTGTGCAGAGTGACGGCCACCGCGACCACAAAACGGCAATCGACCACGCGCTCGAGAGTGTGTACGGACCACGGACACATGTCGTCCAGTGTTCGCGCGCAGGCTGTACGCGAGCGCGGAAGCCACACCGGCCATGGTGCAGCGCTCACACACGAGCGCAAGAGCAACGCGCATACGCCGCGCGCGGTGAGCGCGCATGACCCTGTACAATCGAATTGAGGCCGATCCGCCATGGCCACTACACGGCGGGCACAGCCGAGGCGCAGATTCTCATTACCCGACGATCAAGACAAACGCGGACATGTTTCACACAATGAAGCATGCGAGGTTTGCAAACGGAGCCTTCGCGTGGCGGCCGGATCCCGTGCAGTGTCATCTTTGGCTCTGGGTGGCCGACAACTTCTTGCCGTGGGCGATGGACCTGATGGGATGGCTCGGTTTCGAGTACAAGCGTAGCTTCATATGGACCAAGCCACATCAGGGCATGGGGCAATATGCGTTTTCAGCTCACGAGCAATGTCTGCTTGGCGTCATGGGCAAAACGCGCACAATGGAAGCGCCGATCCGGTCTGACTTCGGTGGCCCGATTGACCATGTTCGGTATCCGACCGGTCACGAGAAGGCCGGCAAACGAGTGCACAGCGCGAAGCCTCCAGCAATACTCGAACAGATTGACCGTGCGTATCCCGTTGAACCCGGACACGGGCTGGAGATGTTTGCCCGATCTCATCGGCCATGGATGGACTCATGGGGCAATGAAACCAATTTTCTGCCACAAGGGCAGGTGGACATCAACTGGGAGATCGGCACATGAGTCGTGACACAAAATCGGAGTTGGTGCAGTTGCGGGCCAAGCGCATGACCCGCGGACCCAAGGAGGAAGAGCAATATGACCTGGCGCGAATCAAAGATATCGCATCACGCTATCGTGAGCGCCTCGGCGCCGAGGGGAGCGCCCATGTGGTAGCTATCAGTGGGGGGGCGGACTCTACATACATGACGTTGCAGTTACTGCGTCGTTTCCCAGAGCGTGAGTGGCTACTGTTTTGCACGCCAACGGGGGATGAATATGCCGACATGGTTGCTCATTGGGAGCGTCTGGAATGTATATTCAAACAGCCAATCGAGCGAGTGAGAAACCGCAATATGGATTTTTGGATTCGCTTTTTCAACGCCCTCCCGAACTGGCGCTCGCGCTGGTGCGCACGTCTCCTAAAGATAGTCCCATGTCACGCGCTGCTGGCGCTCCTGGGAGACGCTTACCTGTATGTCGGACTACGCGCAGACGAAGAGGAACGAGAAGGGGTTATATATGGCGGTGCGGTGCAGGAGCGGTACCCGCTTCGAGAATGGGGAGTAACGAGGGCGGATGTAATAGGAGGACTTCGTAATGCTGGTATCAGTATTCCAAAGCGGACAGATTGTCGCATGTGCTTCTGGCAACGCATCGGCGAATGGTATGATTTGTGGGTCCGTGACCCGGCGGGATTTCAGGCTGCGGTAGACCACGAGCATCGTACAGGGCGAACGCTTCTCAGCCCTGGGAAGTTTACGAATTGGCCGAGCGATCTCAAGTCTATGCGAGAGGAGTTCATTCGTGGACGTATACCGCGCGGCACGTCAACGGTACAGGGCGAATTGTTCAGCGACGATCAGACCGAGAACAGTTGTCGGCTGTGTCGGTTATGACGGGATGGGCGCCCTGACAACGACTCGAGCGCACCAGAGCATAGATCGAGCGCACTCTCCAGAGAAGCGACGACATCACGTGGCGGCAGTTTCGCGGCAACTATCTGTACAAGTCATCATTGCTAGAATTTACGTGAGTCAATTCGGGAAGGAGTAAAAAATGCGCGAGTGCCGACATAGTCAGGCGATATGGTGTGAGGACTGCGCACGAGTACCGCCCGCAATGGCCGTGTGGCCTGATGATGGCGGGTTGCTCAACGGTTACAGCGACCAGCTGAGCGACGAGGCTTTGTGCGAGACGGTGACACAGCACGCGGCAAAGTACCGTTGGATCACGGACGGCAGCACGCCCGGCAAGTTCGACCCGGACGACAACCCACCACTCAACGCGGTGGCCGATGCTTGCTCACCGGGGAATCCGGCAAGGCGAGTCATTCTGGTCAAGTGCAATCAGAGCGGCGGAACGGTCACAGCTTTCAACGTCGTCGAGTACTTCATGCACCAGCAGCCCGGAAACATCCTCTGGGTCGTGCCACGGGACAAAGACGTGACCAAGTTTATGGGGCGCGTCGACAGCTTCCTGAACTCCTCGCCACTGCTACGACGGCTGGTCATAGGCTCATCCATCGTCGATGTCGCAGAGGCCGCCACGAAGCGCAAGACAAACCGAATCGGGCAGATTGCATACCGAGGTGGCGAGATCGTTATCGCAGCGTCCGGGGTCGCTGAGACCTTCCAGGAGAAGCCCTACGTGTTGGTCATCCTCGACGATGCCTCGCGATTCGAGGACAATCCCGAGGGCGATCACCTGGCGCTCGCCGAGTTGCGGACGAACACATACTCGCGCATGGGCGCGAAGGTGTTCATGGTCTCCACGCCTGCGACCGAGCCGGATAACACCTGGTCGGCACTCACTCAGAGCAGTTGGAACGAATGCTACGTTCCTTGCCCACACTGCGGCGCCGAGCAGGTTCTGACAATGGACAATCTGCGCTGGACCAAGGGCGCGCCCAGCACGGCGCATTTCGTCTGTATCCACTGCAGGAAGGCCATATACGAGCAGAGTAAGGCTTGGATGCTCGCGCGGCACGAGTGGCGACCAAAGCAACCGGAGTACCAAGGAAGAGCAGAGGGGTACCATTTCCCGGCATTCTACGCGCGCAGTATCTCCAGGTCGTGGTCGGACATCGCTCGATCGCGTGAAGACGCCGTCGAGGCCATGCGCAGGACCGGCAAGGGCAATGCAATGCAGGTCTCCAAGAACCTCGACGAGGCGCTGCTGTGGACTCCGCCGGCCCTGGTCAAGCTGGCTGGCGTAGGCCGCGAGGTATTCAAGCGGCGCGAACCCGAGGCCGTGATGATCGACGACGCGCTCGCCCGGGGCTTGATGTCATCGGCGGGCACCGACCGCCAGCACAACCGACTGGAGTCCGGAGTCTGGCGATGGGGGCCAGGTCGCGAGGGGTGGAGCATGGACCACATGGTGCACCGCGGTGACACCTTGCAAGACGACGTCTGGAATCGGTGGTTTGATTGGCTGGTAACCACGGGCGCCACCGCCGCATGTGTTGATGGCGCCGACCAAACACAAGAAACCTGCAACCAGATAACAAGGTTTTTTGACCCTGAAAACGAGCGCAATTTTGATCTCGCAGGGATCATGGTGTGGGTTATCAAGGGCGCAGATCGAGCGGGTCCGCCATGGCCGAAGCCGATCGAATCGGGAAATATCGACCCGATGACGGGCATGGTTCGACTTGTATCCAACGTGAAAGTGGATGAGCTCACGGGTCAAATCCTCGATTCCCTGTATACCGTACAGAGTTCAGGACCAAGATACCTGCATATCCCGAAGACGAGAGATCAGGGGTGGGTCAAACAGTTACTCGGCCGGCGCGAACGGATCTCGACAGACCCGAGAAGCGGCGGTAAATACGTACCTGTCAAAGGCCGACGCCGTGAAGTTCTCGATTACACCAAATATGCACTCGCCGCACTGTACGGGGCTGCCGCCATCGGCGACCCCGCGGCGCTTGCCGCGGTTGGCGTCGGGACTGCCCAGCCGCCACCGCCACCTCCACCGCTTCCAAAGCGGCCCGGTCGGGTGGCGACCACGCGGCCCAGGAGTCGCGGACGTCGGCCGGCCAAATTCCAGTTGTAGCGAGAGTGATCATGTAGAATCCAGACCACAGGGGGCAGCCAATGGCCGGTAGTCCCCTGGAGATCATCGCCGACGCACTGTCACGCCCGAAGAAGATCCGCGGCGAAGACGGCCGCGAGGTAGAAGAGCGCGACATCAGCGAGATCACAGACGCGATTTCGCTGTGTTCGGACCTGGAAGCCGACGCGAACGGAAGTCGTCAGCGGGCTTTGGTCCTCAAACCGAAGAAGCGGCGACTGTGAACGCATCCGCCACAGTCGCCATGGTCCGGCACGCTGAGCCTGGATACGACGCGAGCACGACCGTCAATGATCGGCCGCCGTCCATGCAGACCGGTGCACTGCGTCGCATTGAAGGCGACCGCGTGACACGGCGCGCGCTCCACCAGGGGCGGAACGAATCCTTCGTAGCTGACGCGATTCGCCAGCTCTCGTTCGAGATCCGCGGCACCATGGACGCCAGCGCGAAGGGCCCGAACGGTGAGCAGACCGCGACCAGCATCATCGCAACCCGAGGGTTTGCCGAGTGGTCGGCAGACGTCGGGTACAGACACCAGCACGGCAGTCTCACCCAGGTGTTCGCCCGCGCGATCCATGCGCTCATGCACAAGGGCGGCGGGTACCTGCACAGGATCGTGAGTCGGCCGACCGCGGACGCCATCGACGATCCGCACCGCAATGGCCTGATGTTGCAGGCGTTTAGCGCCATGGACATCGATCGCAGCCAAGGAAGTGACGGCTGGCAGTTCAACGCGGAGGGCCGGTTGGTCGGTATCTGGTTCAAGGGCAGCAGCCCGGACGACCACACGATCGACTGGGCACCAGTGCTACTGCCGGCGAGTGACCTCCACATCATGGAGATCGCCGACGATACCAGCGCAACACGGGCGATCTCGTGGGGTACGGCAGCGATGAAGCCAGCCGCCGAGGTTGCGCGAGCGGATGCCGCTCGCCTGGGCTCTGAGGAGTTGCGCGCGTCGCTCACTGGTATCGCCCTGGCATCCGACCGACACCCAGCACTTAGGGGCCGCCACTTGGATACCGGTCCATCGATCGAAGGCGGTGACGGGTACGACACGCGCGACCTCGACCAGAATACGATCATGGTCGCTCGTGGGATCGAGAAGTTCGTATGGTCACCGACCACGAGTCATACGCAGACGCCGGCCAGTCGTATCGCCCGCGTCGCCGCCGGTCTCGGCATGCCCGTGCAGTCGGTGACTGGCGACCTGTCAGATACCAGCTTCTCTGCTGCCCGTTTGATGAGCGCACGTGAGCGCCGCACGGTCGAAGACATCGTGGAACGCGCGGACGTGCAGGGCGCGAAGGCGAAGATCCTGATGTGGTTCCTACAGCGTGAGCTCCAACTTGGCAACGACTGGACCGCACTGACATGGACGTGGCGCGCACGCAAGCCGCTCGAGGCCGACCAGCTCAAAGCGGCCCAGGCCGACGAGATCAATCTGCGCAATGGCACCGTATCCAGGCGCCAAATCATAGAACGTGATGGGCGCGACTACGAAGTTACCAACGGCCAGATCCAGGCCGACAACGACGGGAGCGAAGACATTGCAGCCTGATGCCATGGCCCACAGGGTCGAGTTTCTGCGCGCAGACGGCGCAGACCTGTCCAGTACCCCGACCGTGGGCGTTATCCGTGACGATGGCGTGTTGGTCGTGCGCGGTGTCGTGTTCTCGGATGCGCCCGTGATGCACCGGATCAATGGCGAACCCGCTGATCTGTCCGTGACCTTCGACGAGAGCACCGTCAGGCGCATCCGGAAGCGCGGTAACGGCGGTCGTAGCACCCTCATCAATCACGGCAACTCTGGCGACCTGTTCGTGGATGTACGCTCGAATGTTGGCCAGGTCATCGGAAAAATGCACGACTTCCGTGCAGAGAAGCGCCGGTCGGTCAATGTCATCACGGCCGAGTTCCTACTCGACCCGGCGCTGGCCATCGACGAACGAGGGCGCGACCTTATCGGACCGATTCACCGAGGCGTTCTCGAACCACTGTCAGCGGGATTCTCCACGAAGGCAGGATCCCTGACGCTCGTGTCCGAAGCGACGCGAACGAAACGCGCGCAGTACACCGCAAAACTCGAAGACATCGGCGAGGGCTCCGTAGTGGGCCTCCAAGCCGATCTACACTCTGGATTTTCTCGAAGCAAGGAAGAGCCGCACATGCCGCCCGAACTCCGCACTGACAAAGACAACCCCGCCGACATGCAGCGGCAAATCGACGCGGCAGTGAAAGCCGCAATCACCCAGGAGCGCGCCGCACAGACTGCTGCCGAGCAGGAGCAACGCGCCGCGATCGAGGCTGCCGAGAGGCGCAAGCGCTTCAACGACATGGTAGTCGATGCCGCGGGCACATTCGGCATGGAGCGCGCCACCGACATGCGTGAGAGAGCCGACGGCGACCCCGATTCTCTGGCGCAGCTGATCCGCATGGCAGACGCGGCCGGCGAGGCCAAGAAGCCTGGTCGGATTCCGACTCCGACGGGTGTCCCCGGTGCCACCGGTGGCACGCCCAACGCGGGCAAGGCACTGCGAGATATGCAGATCATGGTGCTGGCGCGCGGGCTGCCCAAGAACGACCGCAAGCGCCAGGAATACATCGCCGAGGCCGCCAAGCGCGGGATCGACATTAACCGCCCAGCGATCGGTTTCCTGACGGACGCCGCTCGCTCACTGGGCATCGAGACCGAGGGCTACACGAACGACGGCCGGTTGGCCATCGTCGAGACTCTCCGCAAGCGCAGTGCCGCCGCCGGCGGCCTCGGGCCGGACGAGTTGCCGGAGGTCTACCGCGACACGGTCAACCTCGCGATCGAGGCCGGTCACTCGCGCGTCATGATGCCAGAATCGCTCATGGGCAACCGCGTGCAGCTGGATGACTTCCGCAAGACCTACGTGGCTCGATGGGACGTGGCGGCCAACTGGAAGCCGCTGTCGACCTCTGCCGAGCTGTCGATCTTCAAGACGATCGACGCGGGCTTCTTTCTCGAGGCGGATCAGTATGGCGGTCTCCTCCGGATCGACGACCGCGCGATCGCCAATGATCGCGTGGGAGTCCTGGCACAGCTGCCGAACCTGATCGGTGCGTATGTCGCTGAGCAGGAGACCCGGATCTGGGTGGAAAGGCTGGTCGCTGGCTACCAGAGCAACGGCTACCAGGGAATCTACAAGGTCGAGGTGGCTGATCCGCTGGCTTTCGCGGCCTTCATCCAGGGCATCAAGATCGCGGCGATCGGTACGGTTCCGGTCGCCGACGAGAACAAGCAACTCAAGTCCAGCGAGCCGCAGTCCGTCACCATGGACATGGTTCCGACAGCGATTCACTACGGTGTGGCCGCCGAGCAAGCGTGGCTCGAGTACGCGACCCCGATTCTGACCACGGTGGGCGCGGGCGAGACTCGCTCGGAGGTGATCCGGACGCCGTTCGTTCAGACACTGTACGAGAACCGGTTCGAACTCCTGCACCTGGGCACCACTACGCCGAACACCTACTATCGTCCCTTGGGACCCCAGGACCCCATGGCGTGGGGCCGCGTCTCCGGTCGCGAGCGCCGCGTGACCATCGCGGAAGCGCCGGTCGATCGCGTATCCGGCCAGGCGATCAAGCTCGAGACCACATGGGTCGTCGATTACGTCAAGAACACCGGTTTCGAGGTCTCCCAGGCACCGCCGCCGTAGTTGTCAAGTTCACGCTCGCACCCGTAACGACCGACCACCGCTCACACGAGGACAGACATGTCAAACCACATTCAGCAGCTGGCATTTCGCCAGATGATCATTGCCCCCCGCGACCTCGTGGCCAACGAGATCGTCGAAGTCACGCCCGGCGGGCCCGTCGGATGGACGGACTCATCGGCCGCCGAGGGCGAGATCGTGACCGTTCATCTGCAGGGTCGCGTCGATGGCACCAACCCATCCCCCGCGGGCGAGTCCGCCACCTACGCGGGCGAAGCATGGCCGACGGTTGGCGCATCGATCTACTACAACCGGGTGACCGGCAAGATCGGACTCGATGCCACGGATCAGAAGCTCGGCCACGTCATGGAGGTCAAGCCGGCCAACGACGTGCAGGGTTGCGTGTTCTTCAACTGCTGCGGTCGTGATGCGACCACACTCCTCATGACCCTCGACTTTTCCAAGGCCGAGACGCTGCCCTTCGGGGTCATCGGCGACGTTGTCCTCGACCTCGGTCCGGTCACCCTGGTGAGCGGCAGTCTCCGCGCATCCGGCCTGACCTCGAACAGCGGCGGTGACCTGGCGACGATCTCGTTGGGTGACTCTGCCGGCACCGGTGCCGAGGTCCTGGCCGGCACCGTGATCACCACGCTGAACGGCAGCAGCCCGAACGCGCTGAACTCCAATATCGCGATCGCCGGGAACCTCATCATGCGAATCGCGGTCGAGAACATCGACGGCGGCAAGCTCATCATCGAAGGCACTCTGGCGGCGTTCTAGTCGCACGACATCCAATCAGCTCATGCCCCTACGTGCTGACATAGAGGCTCGGTTGAACGACGCTGTTTTCGGAACGGCAACGGCCGGGTCGAGCATCACGGCGACGACGACGATCACGAATGTCAACAGCGTCGTGTTTCAGCTCGACAACGTGATACTCCACGCGCGCTCGCGACTCGATGACCTCGGCGATGATGCCCTGTATGTGCACGCCGATACATGGGCCAAGGTCCCCAGAGCTGACCTTGACGTCGCTGACCTACCAAAGCAAGCCTACGAACACGGAACACTCACCAGCGATGGCAAATCGTACAAGATTATCGGCCTCTCGACGGATGGCAGCATTCTACGCCTGTCTCTGTCTTCTGAGCTCGTGTGACCGGGACCCGACCATGGATAGAGCACGAGACATCAATACGCGGTCGGACGGCAGCACCGGCATTCGGCCAGCGACTGATCCGCTTCCGGGGCCGGGGGGCACGTTCAACGGATACCCAACCGGGCCACAAACAACGCTGCATGCGGCTCACCTGAACGCGCTCACCGAAGAAATGCGCAATCAGTTGCTCGCCCTGGGCCAGGCGCCACAGGTCGACGACGTCCACCAGTTGGCCCAGGCCTTCGAGCAGCGTCAAGGCCCAGGCCTCAACACCATGACGATCATCCGAGGCGTGCCGGTCGCCGATGTCTCGATTGCCAGCGGGCAATGGAGTCGCATGGGCCGCATGGTCAGCATGGAAATCGCGCTGGCGTGGCTGAACACAAACCCTCTGGCTGAAAACTTCGACCTGATCATTGAGGTTCCATGGGAACTGCAGACGGGCCAGGATATCCACGGCACAGTATCGCCATCTGGCAACCTGCGAAACGATGGCGGAGGCGCGTACTACTCAGTCACTGAGGCGCTTGACGCGCTCTCGATCCAGGTTGCGTTCATGGCAGGTAATCTATCCGGCGCGCCCGAAACATTAGTGCGCGTTGGCGGCCCAGGCATCGACGGCCCAGGCAATGCGCGCAGTCTTCGCTTGATGGTCACCTACTGGACGAACGGAGCATGGAACCCAGCCTGGCCGCGCGTCGACTGGGCCGTCGTCGGTGACCAGAGCGCGCCAGCAGACATTGACTACACGTTCTATGGAGCTTTCGCCGGCGACAATATCAGCGTTCGCGACCAGAATGATGTCGAGATTCAGTCCAACCCCGTCGCGGGTCCCTCGACTGCCACGGGGCTGCTCGCTGGGGAATACACGCTGGTTCATCGCGGATACCGCTCACAACCCATCTCCGTGGTGAACGACATATGACCCAGCAAACGCCACGCGTTCCGACTGTGCCACCGATGCCACCGGAACCGGCACCCGACATCAGCAACGCCGGGATTCAGATTGCACCCGATCAGATCCCGCAACTTCCCGCGAAGCTTGCACGGCATCCGCTCGTTACTCTGGTCGCTGTCGTGGCTACGATCATCTCGACGATCATGGCCGGTATCTACGCATTGCCCCGTCGCGATGCTGTAGACGCCACAAAGCTGGACGCCGTTGTCCAGCAGTTGAACGAGATGCAGGAAGAGAACCGCACTCTTCGCCGAACAGTCTCCGAGATGTCGGACAAGCTTGATCGCCAGCTGCCAGACCTACACGAGCGCGTCGGTCGCTGTGAGCGCAAAGATGAAGCGGTGGACCGATACCACCAGAACCTGGACAGGCGCCTGCTGGACTACACCGCACATCAGCGCGAAACCAATCGACGCCTCGACGCACTGGAGCGCCGCAGATGAGTACCAACAACGAGGACGTCAAGAACCCCACGACACCGCCACCGCCACCGCCACCGAGCGCGCAAGACGACGACAAGAAACAGTCCGCACCGCCGACCGAGAACACCGAGGAACAGTAACTCGTGCTCGACATCCAATCACAGATCGACCTATGGCATATTGAGGCGCGCAACGCGTGCGCCGGACTGTCAGACCAGTTGACGGTCGGAAGTGCGCCAATCCTCGACACTGCCGAAAACACAACGTGGTTGGATATCGCCATCGTGATCGACAGCGAGAGGGGCAACCGACGGGCCGGGGCGACCGGTACGCTTCAGCTCGAGGTGACGGCATTCGTCCACGCCGCAAATCCTGAACTGTGCTTCCGTCGGTCCGAAGCGTTGCTACAGGCGGCACTGGGTCGCATCGACGCCAACGACGAACTCGCAGCGCTACATGGTGACGGGGCGACATACGACCGGGGCCAGCTCGAGGGAGGCAGGGGCGGCTCGTTCAACGCAATGGTACGCGTGATCCGTTCGAAGGACGCAATCCGCATCGACTCGCGACCCGGACCGGCCCTCGGTATCAACATCGACAGCACCGGCGAGATAGAGCACGGTGCGGCAACATCGGTGCAGACCGCCAAGAGCGTCGAACCAGAGACGCTATCCGCAATCCAAGCGCCCGCTACTCTCGTGTTCATCTACGCCAACGCTGAAATTGGCGACGACGTTGAACTCCTCGACAGCGGCGGGAACGTTGTGCAGACAGAGCCCGTCGTCGATCCAGGCAGCAACAAGACCACATTCTGGAACGTGACAACGCCGGGCGAGTACCGTGCACGGATCGCGGGCAACCTCTCCAACCTCACCGCGCTGGTCATCAGCGCACCGTAAAGGAGCGACGTGTGACAATCACAGCACCACGAACCACGGTCAGCCTCGGGTTCGCACCCGTAGCCGGCGACCTGCCAGAGACTGCGCTACTGTGCGCGGAGCTCGGAGCGGGGGCCGGCGGGTCGGCTGGCGAGACTGTGGCAATCAATACACTGGCCGACGCGGTCTCGTTTTTCGGTCCGCTCGATGTGTCACAGGGCACCCGAGCGGCGCGGAAGTACTTCGAGCTCGGCCTCAACAACTACATCGGCTTGTTCGCGCTCGGCCTCGACGCCACCGGCTGGACATCGAACAACTACACCCTGACCGTCGCCGCCGGCACGGCCACGGAGAGCGGCACTCTGTTCCTTCGCCTCGGTTCGGACACGTTGCCGGTCGCCGTGACCAAGGGCCAGGACCAGGACGCAGTCGCCGCCGCCATCGACGCGGCGATCAACGGCGCACCGTCCTCGGTGCCGTGGACGTCGGGCGTCGTGACCAACGTCGTGACCGCGACCACCACTCTCGTCGGTCTCGCCACCAACCGGATCGACGTGTCGGTCGATAAGTACTCGGATCGCGGCGAGAACGGCGTCCCGGGCATCACGGTGGCCGTCGTCAACAACGCCGTGGCCACCGGCGAAGCCGCCGCGCTCGATACCACCAACCTCGGGCAGACCACGCACCTGTGGTATCTGCACAACCAAGTCAATACCGCGTTTCTCGACTCGCTGGCCACCTGGCGCGATACCCGCTGGAACACCGAGAACAACTGGTTTCAGCCGATCGCCGCATTCGCCACCGGCCAGGGTGCCGAGTCCGCATTCACGTCGGTGATCGGTCTCAGAAACGACACCAATCACACATATCTGGCGCCGGCCGACTCGCCCGCCCTGGAGCTGGAGTTTGTCGTCGCCCAGCTCGCCGCGTTGAACACCGAGCAACGCGAGCGCGGAACGGTGCCGATCTCCACCGAGAACCGAGTGATCAGCGCACAGCCGCCGACGGTGTCCTGGAACCCGGATCTGATTCTGCAGGCTGGCGGATCTCCATATCGCGAAGTCAACGGTCAGACGCTATCCGTGCAGGTCGTCAACTCCAGGCGCGAAAACGCCCAGAACGAGGAG